CAGCCGAGGCAAGGCGAGCCGGGGCATGGTGTGGTCTTTCACAGGGGGAATAAATGGCGAAGGTCGTACGAATAACAGATAACGTAACGAATGGCGGCAAGGAGGCGATCAACGCGGAGTTGCCGTATGTCGCGAATGTCTCGATCCGAGGGTCAGCCGATGTTCTGTTCCACAGGTGGAACGCGGAAAGCGTTGAGACCAAAGGGAAAGCCGCGAAAAACAGCGCGGCGAAAAAGACCGACGATGTCGAGTCGTATGTCTATCGCGACGAAAATGGAATGATCTGCATGCCCGGGGAATACCTGCGTGGCGCGATCATCCAGGCTTCGAAGTTCAGGCAAGATCCGCGCTCTCCAAGAAAGTCCGCCATGGATCTCTACAAGGCGGCGATCGTTTCGCTGACGCCGCTGGCGTCTTTTGGGACAAAGGACTGGGATTACGAGGACAGGCGCCGCGTTGTCATTCAGCGTGCTGGCATCAACAGAATCCGCCCGGCGATGCGGGTCGGCTGGACCTGTGACTTCAGGTTTTTGGTGACGCTACCGGAATATGTCAATCAGGATCAGTTGCACGAGGTCGTCACGCTCGCTGGCAGGATCGGCGGCGTTGGCGATTTTCGACCAACCTACGGACGGTTTAGCGTCGTGAAATACAGCGTTTCCGAGGCGTAACAGGTTCGGCGTGGCGCGCCGAGGTGGGGTGTGGCCCGGCGGGGCACGGTCCGGTTAGGCAAGGTGTGGCTTGGCGCGGCCCGCCGTGGTTAGGCGAGGCGCGGCGAGGCAGGGCGTGGTCAGGTCAGGCGAGGCGCGGTCGGGTTTGCCGGGGTGAGGCGTGGCAGGGCCGGGCGGGGTAGGGCGCGGCGGGGCTAGGCGGGGTCCGGCGTGGCGGGGCTTGGTAGGGCGAGGCGAGGTGGGCGCGCATCCAGGTCGGGTGCGCGCCCTTTTCGTTATTATTTAGGCTCGGGCGTCGGCATCGGCGGCAGCGGCATTCCCGGCTGAAGCGAGGGGTCGACGCACACGTAGCGCCAACCGACACCGGGGATTCCACAGACCACCCAATACATCTGAGATGGCAACGAATTGTCGGGGCGCGGCGGCTGCGTCGGCAGCGTGTTGTCCGGGGTCGCGGGCTGACCCGGCAGGGTGTTGTCCGGTCCCGGCTGGCTGCCAGGAAGTCCCTGATCGGGCCGGTTGCCGCTGCCCCAGCCCCCGCCCCAGGACGGCGGACGACCGATCGGTGGCCAGATCACGCCAGGCGGCGTGGACGGTGGCGCGGGGACGATCGGATGCGCCGGGCTGGGTGGCGGAAACGTGCCAGGCGGCGGCATCGGCAACCCCTGGTCCGGGTAGGCGGGCATCCCGGGCAAAGAATTATCGATTCCCGGCTGTTCGCCCGGCAGTCCCTGGTCCGGGTGTCCGCCGTGGCGCACCTGTAGGAATCCACTGACGAAAGGCATGCTGCGTCTCCTGTTTGTTGGGGTGGCGAGCGTGGCTAGCACGCCCAGTGACGCGGCGCTCCCTCGCCCGCGTTACGGTTTGGCTCGTTCCAGAGCCTTGAGCCGCTCCTCGGCGCGGGCGATGGCCTCGCGGTGGGCGGCGTCGTTGGCCTCCAGCGCGCGGCGCACGTCCTGCACGGTCGTCCGGTTCGTGGCCATTGCGCCCTGCATGGTGGTTATTTCGCCACGCAGCACGTCGACGCGCCGCTCCAGGTGGTGCATCGAGGCGAGCCATGTGCTGGCCGCGGCGACCCCGCCGAGGATCGTGCCGGCGAGCGCGAGGAGCGTGGCGGCGATGCCGAGGTTGGCGCGTATCCAGCCTGACGGTGTGTCAGCCAGACGATCGGCCTAGTCCGCCATGACACGCCCGGCGAGGCGTCGCATGTTGGCGATCGTCTCGACCAGGGCTTCGTGTTCTTGCCGGGCGGCGGTCAGTGTTTGTTGCATGTCGCTCAGTTCCGCGCTTTTCGCCGCGAACGCCCGTTCCAGTTCCGCCATGCGTTGCGCGTTCGCCTCGCGCATGCGTTCCGCCTCGGCGTTCGCGCTGGCGATCGTGGCGTCCGCGCCCGCGCGTGCCTGGTCCAGCGCCTCGCCGCCCGCCGCTTTGGCGTCGGCCAGGATCTGTCGCGCCGCGGCCTCGTGGTCCTTCAGGTCTTTGGCGCGCGTGGCGAGAAACGTCTTGTGCGCGTCGGTGGTTTTCTGAAGTTCCTCTTTCGCCGCCGCGACCTGGATGGCGAGTTTATCGCGCGCCTCCTCGTGTTCCTTCGCGGCGTGGTCGATGCGCCCGATGGTCTGCAACGCCTCGCCCAGCGCGATGACATCGCGTTGTTTCTCAACCCAGCGGCGTACGAATTCCGCTGCTTCGCTGAAGTCCGCCATTGTCAGGTCCTCAAGGGGTTGGTGAGATGGAACAGCATCGAAATGGTCAGCGTCTGCCCGCCCGTGCCGGCGGTGGCGACCGGCTGGACGTAGACGGTGTTTTCCAGCACCGCCTGAATCGTTTCGGTCGTCATCGCGATGATCGTGCGGGTCGGGTCGTTCAGCGGCGCGTAGGTCGTACCGTTGTTCGACCCGCGCACCGCGACGGAGGCGCTAGAGAACGTGCCCGACACATGCACCGATCGATCGGAGTATTCCGGGTATGAAACCGGCTGACAGGTGTCCGCGTTGGTCAACGGCGACCACGTCACGAGCAGTGTCGATCCATCGCCCCGGCCAACCGCCGTGATCACCGGATTTATTGTCGCCATTGTTATCTCCTCATTCGTCGGCGGTAATAGTACTGCGTCTCCATGATTCCCGTGTCGTTCGCGGGCACGGTGCCGGTGGCGCTCAACACATGGTCATCCTGCGTCAGGTTGAGGTTGCCGACGATGACGCCAGGCGAGACGACCGTGCCGAACGCGGACAGCGTCTGAGGCGCCTGCGCGATCGACAACGTGCCCGTCACCAGGATCTGCCCCGCCGCCAGCAACGTCTGGGACTGTTGCGTCAGGCCCAGCGCGCCACCGACCAGCACACGCCCGACCGCCGCGAGTGTCTGCGGCTGCTGGGTCAGGCCCAGCGTGCCGGTGACGGTGACCCCGCCCGCGGCGGCGATCGTCTGTGGTGCCTGTGTGAGGCCCAGCGTGGCGCCGAGGGCCACACCGCCGGTCGCGGCCAGCGTTTGCGGCTGTTGAGTGAGGCCCAGCGTGCCGTCGACCGCGACCTTCGCGGTGCCGAACAGCGTCTGCGACGCCTGCGTGAGATTGAGCGTGCCGACGTTGCCGCTGACCGGATCAGCGACCGTGCCCGTGGCCGCGAGGGTCTGCGCGCCCTGGACCATGTAGCCGGGGTCGGAGAAAGCCCGATACGGTTTATAAGGCGGGATGAAATCGGCAATATAGCGGCACGTACCGATGGTGATCGCCAGTTCATCGATGTAGCCGTCGAAATTAGCGGACGCGCCGTCACCGGGGTCGTTGCCGATTCCGGTTATGGAGGAACTCAAATAAAATGGTGTGTTACGATAACCAAAGCCCGCGATAGAACCGTTGACAAAGGCTCTAAAGTTGGTGGCGTCTCCGGCGAGCGCGAAATGTATCCACTTCCCGATATCTGTCGACGCGAGTATGGTTAAGCCGACGAGCTGGTAGTCACTTCCGTTTGTTGTGTAGACGAAAGTAAAGGTGCCGGAATTGACGAGGGCCAATACCCATTCGTTGCCGCCTGGCCCCCATTTACCCGTGAAAATGCGGGTTCTGGCGGTGGGATCGGTGTTAAACCAGGCCCAGAATTCGATCGTGAACGGCGTAAAGCCAGGGATGTGGAAGTCACCCGGCCCGCCTATCGCCAATTGCGAGATCGTTGACGAAGGCGGGCCGAACGCCATGGACCCGGTGCCGAATTTCGCCGCGCTTCCGACATGGGCATCGCCCAGTGTCGTGATCGGCCAGTTGTTGCCGGATGCGTCGGTGAACACCGTTGTTCCGGCGGCGGCGTCCGCGTGAACCAGAAGATCCACCGGGATCGGGATGGAGGCGTTGGGGTCGCCAAGCCCTCCGCTGATACCGGAGTCGGGACCGACCGTTGCCGCCGCCGAGATCGTGTCGCTGATCTCGGTCAGCGCGAGGATCGCCGTGGGAGGCAGAAGCGGCACATCGCCCGTGGCGGCGATGGTGTGGTTGGCCTGCGCCAGCGGCGCGGCGATAGTGAAGGGCGCGGTTGGCGGGGTAAAAGCGCCACCGTAGCGAGCCACGCCCTTGGTGACCCGGACCTCGTCGAGGTAGCCGGTGAAGCCGTTCCCGGCGTTCACATGATCGCCACCGACGGTACAGGTTCCGCCATTCGCGGAGAAAAAGTCGGTGATGCTTTGTGATGCGTAGACCGCGCCGTTGATGTACATCCGCAGCATGCCGGAGGCGTCCCGGTCAGCCGCGATGTGATACCAGGTGTTGAGTGTGGGAGTGAAACCACCGGGCTGAAGAACCTTGCCGCCGTCGTAAACACCGGTCGTTGACCACAAGAACATCAGGCCGTTGTTACTGTTTCCTAACCACCATGAATCGTTGCCTTCCGGTCCCCACACGGCGGTGATTGCTTTGGTGGCGCTCCCAGGCGCCGACGTGTAATAAGCCCACGCCTCGATCGTGAACGGCGCCGATCCGAACTGAAAATCCGTGACGTTCCCGGTGTCGATGAAGGCACCGGAATCGCCGTCGAATTTCGCGCTGCCAGTCCCGAACTTCGACGCGGCGGTGGTGACCTGGGCGCTGTTGATGACCGACAACGTGTGCGCGTAAGAAGAAGCATCGGTGAATGTCGTCGAGCCGTTGGCGCCATCGGCGTGAATCAACAACACCGTGTTTGTATCTGGAGATCCTCCAACTCCTCCGGTGATGGGTGGTAGTCCGCCGCCCGCGGCGGCCAGCGTTTGCGCCGCCTGGGTGAGAGAGAGCGTGCCGTTGACTCTGACCTGACCAACGGACGACAGGGTCTGGCTGGCCTGGGTGAGCGATAGCGTGCCCAGCGCGGCGGCGACGTAATCCGCCGTGGTGATCGAGGCCGTGCCGATGCGAAAGAAGACGTTGTCGTTGTTGCTTGATCCGGCGGTGGTCTCCTGCCACTCGACCTGAAAGAACAGGTACTGGGCGTTGAGGTCGAGCGCGCCTGGCGACCAGGTGATTGAACTGTTAACGTCTGCCGTGGTGGACAGCGTGACCGTCGCGCCCACGGTGTTGGCGGTGATTTGAGTCGCGCTCGAGCCGTCCGCGTTGGCGGATCGCCAAAAGCGCATGTTGATGTGGCCGACGGCGCCGGCCGTGCTCGCGCGGATATTACAATTGAAGGTCCAGGCGGTGGCGGCGAAGGTGCCGGAGAACGGACCCGCGATGAAACTGTCGCCCGCCGTGGCGGCGCCCGTGCCGGTGCCTCTGGTCGGTCCTGACGTGCCCGCGTTGTAGGAACTGGCGACGGCGGCATCACTGCCTGTCGTCGTGGCGCCCAAACGGCCCCGAAAATACGGCGTGGTGACAGCGGTCTTGGCCGGACCCCAACCGAACGCCGTGTTGGCCGCGGTCGGCGCGCTGCCGTTAAGCTGCGTATTGCCGAAGAAGTTCGGCGTGACACCCGCCGTCCCCAGCAGCCAGATGGTCTGGACGGCCATCCGTCAGTCCACGTCGGACCACGTAAAGGTGTAAGAACAACCCGGCTTGTCGGCGATTTGCTCCGGATTATCCGGCCAGATGTTACAGCCGCTCAGGTAATAGCCGTGCTGGTTCGGTGGTTCGTGACCGATACAAAAGCCTTCGCCCTCTGGCGCCCCGGCATGCACCTCGTAAAGTGGACACATTCCCTGGACCGGCGGATCGCGCAGCATCGGATCGTCGGGCGAAAGCACGGGTGGCGGCACCATCCAAAGCAATGGCGTGCCGACGCAGCACTGGCCGCAGCGGCAGCACGAACCGGAACGAACCCACATTAGGTTGTTCTTTTCGAAGCAAGTCGCGCTCGATAACGCCGCGTCCTTTCGGCTGCCTTGGAGTTAGAATTACCCAGTCTTGGCGGCGGTGGCTCTGCAGTAATTGCTTGACCAACACTCCATCCGAGATCGTTTAGTCGCGTTGCGACGGCAGTCGGATGTTGTCCATATCGTCTAGCCCATTCGATCATTGGAAGAGTTTCCCCTTGGTATTCAATCAAACGAACATTTCTGGGCTTGCGTAGCGGCGGCGGCTCGTATCCAAGCGCCTGACCAGTTGTCCACTTGTCGCGGTCGAGGCGCATGAGGATGGTCAATCTCTTGATGCCGGTTTCAGTCGCCCAATCGGCAAGAATCATTGACCGTCCATTGTAATTGACATAGCGGTTGACGGTGGTGTTCCTCGATTGCTCAACGGGTGTCGCCCAGACACAATTGTCGGGTCCGTAATCGCCATGCACATCGCGCCGTTCGAGCGTCGTCCCTGGCGGACGAGGCCCCATATCCTCGTAGAATGCGCGAAACGCGGTTCGCCAATGCTCACACACCTTGATGCCGCGAGCGCCGTAATTTGTGTAATGATCAGACTTAGAGTTATAGCAACGGGTGAGCATGTTGCGCCACGCCATATACTCCGGCGTCCTCGACATGCCGTGAATGTCGCGGATTTTGTTCGGACGATTGTCCTGCTTCATGACCGCAAATCTCCTTCGCGATCATGATCACCTCCCCCTCAACAAATAGCAATACAGTTCTACGCATTGCCTGCTGTGACCGAGAATGAAGTTACTGTAACCGTCTGCCCGCTGGTGATGCTCTGGTTGTTCAGCACCAGATCGGTCACCGTGCTGCCCTGCACATGGCACGTCCCGGCCTGGTCGTACATGCGCCAGCAGACCGCGGTGCCGGTGCCGCTGGCCGCGACACTCCACGTCCCCGCGATGGTCGTCACCCCGCCGCTACTGGTCAGGAACGAGGCTGGCAGCACGATGGTCGCCAGCGTCCCGGTGGGTTCCGTCGCGGCGCAGTTCGCCGGTTCGGCGCCGCTATAGATGCGAAGCTGCATCGTCGCCGTACCCGAGACCGCCATTCGGGTCTGGATCTGCGACACCTGGTCGTTGCGAAGCACGGCACCGTAACGGAATGTCATGGGTCAGGCTCCCTGGTCAGCGGCGAGGAGGTAGCGCATGGGGATGTCCTTTCGTTATTCGCTAAGATCCGGATACAGAAATCGCTGCATTTCTTTCTCGGCGCGACGGTTTCGCAGATACGACGTGCCCATTTTGACGCCGATATTGCCAAAGACGGGAACCGCGTGCCCCACCACCGCATGCGCCGCCGCTTCACCGAAACGCTCGCCCATTTCCTGCATCATTGAGGTCCATGAACCTCTGGGTTTCCCGGTCTCAAGGAACATCTGCCGCTTCACATGGTCGGTTATGTTCCACAACCGATCCATCTGCGCCTCGGACAGTCCATAAGCCGGGTCCATCGGATCGCCTCGCCCCTCGATCACGTCACGCATGAAGCCGAACCATTTCGCTGGGGTTATTCGCAAATTAGCGTTTAGCAACCTCAGTCTGTTCTCTTGCAGGAAGCGCATCGCGGCGATCTCGCTCGCCGCCCTGGCGTAGTTGGCGCGATATTCCGCGAACCCCGGCGCCACGTCCTCGATGCGGTTATAGAGATCGTTCTTGATCATCGTCAGTTCGCGTTTCAGCACGCGTGCTGAACCGACCGTTTCAGTATCGCCGACTCCGTTCAACAGGTCGTTGATATGCTCACCGATGCCATAGAGCGTGTAGGGATCGGTCTTTAGATTGCCGTCCGCGTCGTAAAACTTGTCTCTCAGGGGCTGAAGTATCTTGACGACGGAATTGCGTTCCGCATGCCGTGGATCGTCCAGAAAGTCGTCCATCAGTCTGAGGGTAGACGATGGGTCCGCCGGGGGCCGTTGCGATCCCGGCTCGCCGAATACCTTTTTGATATCCGCCTGCGCCTGAAGGTCCTGCTTCTCTTCCATGCGATCGAGCGTGATCTTCGCGCCCGCCGTGTTGGCGTACTCCTCTGTTATCGCGTCAGCGGCTCTGGTCTCCCGTTCGACGTGGTGCGGGTTCGCCACCGGCTGTTGGCGGTTATAGGCCTGCTCCATGGCGACGACCGGGTCGCCCGTGACCTCGGCCAGGGTCGGGTCGGCGCCTTTGATGTAGACCGTTTTGTCGCCGGGGCGGGGTGGCGTGGCGAGCCGCTCGATCTCGCCTTGCTGGCGGATGCTGTCCGCTTCGGATGCGGTCGGCAACAGATCGGCGGCGGGTGTCCCCTCGCGCGAGGCGGCGGCGCCGACTGATCCGGTCATGTCGGGTGTGGGGACAGGCGGCGGCGCGACCGGCGATCGCGTTCCCGGGATCGGCATGGTCTGTTCTGGCGGCGGCGGCGTGATCGAGGTCGTCCGCCCGGTGAGCGGATCGGTGGTCGAGGTCGGCGGCACCATGGCCGGTCGCTCGGCTTCCTGGCGGTCGGTCTCGCGCAACAGGTCCATGATGCGCGGCAGCAGGGGTGGCGGGGTGCCGGGCGGCACCATGGCTGGCTGGTTGGCCGCGCCCGCGGCGTTTTCCCGGCGGGCGGTTATGAACGCTTCCTCGATCGTGCCGCCGTCGCGCGCCTGCACCTCGGCGGCGGTCATGGGCCTGTAGGGCACGGGTGGCGGCTCTTCTCTGCCCGCCGCCACCTCGCGCGCCTGGGCGGTCGCCGCCGTCGCCGCCGCCGTATCCCTGGCCTCGGTGGCCGGGCCGGGCGCCGTGGCCTGATTCACCCGCTGGTAGAGATCCGACGCCCGCGCGTCGGTGGCCGGGTCCGCGCTGACCACGTCCGACGCTGCCCTGACGGCTGTCTCGACATCGGGCGCGTCGAGAACCGGCTTGATCACGTCGGCGATGGGCGGCGGCGCCGTCCGCGCGCTCTCCGCGATGCGTTGGGCGGCGTTGACCGTCGAGGGGATGACGAGGCCGGCGACGAATCCCTCCAGCGCCGCGTCCTGGGTGCCGTCCATCAGGCCGCGCTTCGGGTCGAAACTCTGCTGTGCGACGTAGTTGTTGACGACCGTGCCCAGCGTGTTGCCGGCGCTGAACTCCACGCCGTTCTGGCCGAGGTTCACCAATGTTTTGACCAACCCCTCGCGTAGATCCATCGGCACGCGCGGGATGATCCTGGCCAGCGGCACGGTCATGATGATCGCCTGGCCCATCGCGGCCTTGCCCGCGGCGTCGTCTGCCTGTTCGGGGGTCTGACCTTTGCCGATCGCTTCCTGGTAGGTGGCATCGTAGGTCTGCGAGCCGACCGCCGCCATGCTCGCCAGCATGCCGCCGCCGGGTCCACCCACGGCGGTCCCGAGGGCACCCGCGGCCAGCACGGGACCGGCGCCGCCGATCATGCGGGCGATGCCCGTCTGCCGCCCCTCCAGCGCCGGGTCGACCGGGAACGCGCTCTGGCCAAAGCCCTGCACCGCGCGACCGGCGCGCATCAGGGCATTAGGCTCGCGTGCCTCCAGTTCATCCTTCGCGCCACCGAGATCCGCGCGTGCCTTGGCGCGTTGCTCGGGGGACAGGTACTGGTAGCCGATAGGGTCTTGCTGGTCGGGGACGGTCTCGCCGCGATCGATGGCGTCCATCGTCGCCGTCTGCGCCCTGGCCATACGCGGGCCAGCTTCCTGATACGTGCGGCCCACGCCGCTGACGATGCCGCCCGTGCCGCCCACGGCGCCCTGCGCGAGAGCGTTCACGTCGGCGCCGATCTGGGTTTGCGGCCCGCCGATCGTGGGGAACCCGACCATGCCCTCGACGCCCATCGTGGGCGGGGGCGCCTGCGAATAGCCGATCTTCGACGCGAACGTATCGAACGGCATGTCTTTGTAGAACTTGTCGTGCAGTCCCTGCGCGAGTTGATCGTCCGACAGGTCGTTATACTGCGGGAATTGCTGCCGAACCGTCGCCATGTTGAGGTCTGGCATGGGCGTTACCTGATCCCGAGGGGGTCTGATTTGGCGTCTCCACCCGGTTTCTGCCCGAGGCCCTTCTGGTTCATGACATCATTCAGCGTCTCGGTGCCCTTGCCATACTGCAACACATTGATATCATGATGCGTGAACGGAATGACTGTCGCCAACTTGTCCAGGCTTTCCTTAAGCGCCGACTTTTGCACGTCGGGGATTTTGGGGTCGGCCATGTTGGCCTTCATGCCCTCGGTGACGATCTGGCGCAGTTCCGCCATCTTCCGCAGCTTGGTGAAGTACGTGTCGCCCGCGGTCAGCAGGATGGCGTCCATCGACTTGGTGAAGCTGGCGGGTGGCGCGAGACCGGACGACTCGATCGCCGCGAGGTTCCGCCCGAGGCCTGCCGCCATCACGTTGTAGTCCTGCACTTCCTGCGGCGAGAGCGCCTGGCTGAGTGTCGATTTCAACGCGCCCAGCAGGCTGGTGCCGGGATGATATCCACTAAGGATGCCTTCCGACGACGAGGACGGCATTTCCATGATGTTGGCAGCCGCCGCCGTGGCCATGTCGGTCGCCGCGGCGAGGCGCTTATACATCAGTTCCGCCCGGTTCCCCATGCCGCCCGCGCCGGGTTTGTTCGGGTTCGTATTGGTCGGAATGAATGTGCTGCTGCCGTCCCGCATATTGAACCGCATGAAGCCCGGGATGGTGTTTTTGCCGCTCGGGTCGTCCGGATCTGGCGCGGTCGCCGCCTCAAACTTGTAGGTGCCGGTGCGCTCGATCGCTTTCAGGCCGGAGATCCTTGCTTCGACCATCGCCGCGCGCTGACCGGGCGTCAGATCCTTATTCGCCGGGTCGTTGACGATGTCCTGGATGATGGCGGTGCGATTGGCCGCTTCCGACCCCTCCTGCGGGATGTGGTATTTCTCGTGGATAAAGCCCGACAGGATCTGTTCTTTGCTCAGACCGGCGATCGTTGGCCCGCCAGGTGCCGCCGTCGCCGTTGGCGGCGAAGTCGCGGCTGGCGGTGAAGTCGCGGCGTCCGTCGCCGGGCCGGTCGATACCGGCGGCGGCGCGGGACCGGTGCCCGTGTCCCAACCGCCCTGATCGACCGTTCCGGTGCCCCCGCCCGTGGCGGGTGGTGTCGGGCCGGTCGCGGGGGTGGCCGGAGACGTTCCCGTGATACTGCCGCCAAGCAGGCGCGTGAGGAACCGCTCGTCGGGTGTCGGCAAACCCGCCGTGAATGTCGCCAGGTCTTTCTGCGCCTGAAGCGTAGCCGCCCTGGCGGCGGCTTCACGCTGCATGATCTGCGTGTTTTCCAGGCCCTTCAGTTGCGTGCTGTAGCGGAACGTGTCGGCGCGCCCCGCTGCCTCCCGTGTCGTGGCCATGGCGTCGGCCTGCCGCGCCGCCTCGGCCTCCAGCGCCGATCTGGCCTGGAGGAGGTTCATCGCGCCTTCGTTGGCCTGCGCCTGCGCGCCGTAGTGCGCCGCGTAGTCGGACACCGCGCCACCCATGCCGGCTAACGCGTTCAACAAGCTTGCCATGCCCGTTCGCCTCTATTTTGCCTGCGCGGCCAGCCGCACGATGCGTTGAAGCACGTCGCCCACATAGCCGGATGTCGACTTGCCGTTCGTGTCGACCCGGTCCTCTTTCCACGGCGTGTTGAAGGCCAGCGGGGACATGTTGCCCTGGCCGGAGAAGTAACCCACCGCCGTTCGGGCTGCGTCGCCGTTCGCCCGACGATAGAGATCCTCGATGATACGGCGCCCAACGGCGCGATTATCATCGGGATTATCGATCTTCTCGCCCGGGAGCGCGTAGGCGTTGAAGGTCGCGGGGATGATCTGCATGCCGCCGCGCGCTCCCGCCGTGCTGGTCGCCGGGTTGGCGCCACCACCGCTCTCCTGGCCGTAGATCGCCTGCACGACATGCTCCAGCTTCGCGTCCCGCGGCCCGGCTGGCGGCGCGGCGGGTGCCGGTGGCGGCGTGTCGGGGGGTGCCACCGGGTCACGCGGCGGCGTGGCGTTCAGCAACGCCAGCTTGCGCTCGGTGTTGACCGCGTCGGCGTAGCCCGTGCCGAACCCCTCCATGGCGCCGCCGAGGGCGTTCAGCAGGGACATGTCTGGCGTTTCATCCTATAATGTCCTATATTCCCGATGAGATTGTTCGGAGACCCGCGCGTCATGGCCCCAAAGTTCTTCAACGCGAGACGCGTGCCATCCTGGCGCGACCCCGAGTTCCCTGATGTACCCACAGGCACGGGAAGAATGTCGAACCTGGGTCTCATGTGGGAGCTGCAATCCAAACGAGGCCTGCCGCCGATCACCAATATGATGAACCCGTATATGGGCAGGCCTTTCATGCGCCTGTCCTGGTGGGACAAGAAACAGAAGAAGACGCGCGGGGTCGATATCTGGTCCGATGTCGTCATGACCCCGCATCAGTGGAATTCTCTCCACCCTGAAGCGCGCCGCCTAGTCCCACACCGCCTGCTGCCGCGGGCAATCCTTTGTAGCCGTTTGCTCGCGCCCACGCCAAAGCGTCCCTGAGACGCCCCTCCGCGATCAGGCGGTGCCATAGTTCGTAGTCGGGACGCTGGCCAAGCTGCCCGCTGTCACGCAGCAACCGCAGGATCTCCTGCGAATGCGCGGCCTCGTTGGGGTCGTCCATCAGGCTGCGGTAAGCACCTGGCGCGGTGGCGCGACCGGCCTGTAGCCGCTCGTCCATGTAACGCGTGGCCTGACCCTGACCCTGCCTTGCCGCCTCAAGGCGGTTGTTCGACCCGAAATCGGTATAGTCGGCGTATTTGCTGTGGCTGAGAGTGTCCGCTCGCCCGATCGTGGCGTCTGGAACGATCTTTTTGATCTCGTCGGCCATACCGGTGTCCAGCTTCTTTTGGACGACACCGCCCTTTAACGCCGGATCCAGATTGAGGAACCCGGCTCCCTCCCCAGTATTGGCGAACGTGAACCCATATTTGTCAGCGAGCCTGACCAACGCCGCGGCTTCGGCTTCCGTCGTGGCTCTGCCGAGGTCGATCGTCACGCTGGTCGCGTTGCCGCTCGGCGCGCGGCGGTCCCAGTAGGTCACCGGACTCCCCGCCTGGAAGTCGCTCAGGCCTCGCACATGCGCGGCCATGTCCAGCGCCGTCATGGTGGCCGGGTCAGCGATCCGGCGCGGTGGCGATTCAGGCGTCCGAGGCGTTGTTCGGGTCCCTACCTGTGGTCTGGCGACACTCACCGGATTGATCTGCGGTGGCCCAGGCGGCTCGATCCAGCCGCCATAGCCGCCTTGCTGGGTCGCGCGGTTGATGATCCCCATGTGGGTCAGTTGCGGATCGACGCCGCCGGGGTTCACGCGCCTCATGGCGGCGGTCCAGTCCTCGGGGGACATGCTGCCCGTCGTCAGGCCGATGCCGCCGCCGGGCACCCCCTCATACGGCATCGAGGCCTCATAGAAGCGCCCGAGGTCCGGATAGGTCGCGTTGGCGCGTCGTAACGCCTCCTCCGGGGACAGGTTAAACCGGCGCTGGAGGCTCTCCATCTTGCCGGCCACCCACGGCGCCGCCTGGATCTCGGCGGCGGTCCAGTTGTTTCGACCTCCCAGGTTTTTGGCGTTGGCGCGGTTCACCGCCTGGATCGTCTCATAGTCGAGCCAGTTATGCTGCGCCGGCCCGAATGCCTTGCTCCACTCCGCGCCGGTCACCGGGTCAGCGAAACCAAACGCCCTGCCATGCCAGATATCGTTCGTTCCGGTGGAACCGTAGGGGGCGGTCGGGTCCATGTGCTGGCGGTAAATGTCGGTCTTTTTGCCCAGCGGCATGCGCGGGAGCAACTCAGGGGTAAGCGTCTGTTCCGGGTCGTTCGGCAGCGAATTGCGGCCCGGGGTCTGATTGGCGAGGAACTCTTCCTGGGCGTCTCGCGCGGCGTTGAGCGTGCGCGCCTGCTGCCCGGTTCGCACGATGTCGGCTGGCGTGCCAGCCGCGCGGGAATTCCGCCCGAACGCGGCGAAGCCCGTGTTGGTGCCTGGATCGGCCTGCGCCGACGTGAGCGCCCATTCTTCCGCGATCTGGCGCGCCAGGATCGGATCGCCGCCGGAGAGTTCATTGATGTAGGCGTGGACCCTGAAATACCAGTCGCTGCCGCCGGCCCCGCGCTCGACCTGGGCGTCGAAGGCATCGCGCAGGCGCTGCACGTCCTCCATCGTCTTCGTGTTGGGCGGCGCGCCAACGAAATTCCCGTCCGGACGTTTGAACGCCAGGTGCGGGTCGGTCGACGCGACCACGGACGCTTCCTCGGGGGGGATGTTGCGAAGGCTGGGCAGGCTGGCGCTGCCGCGCTCACCCTTGCCGACCCTGTTCAGCGCCGCCACGCCGCTGTCCAACAGGCGCCCGCGCCCGGCCATGAGTTCATCATAGGCTTCCGGCGTCAGACCCAGCGTGGCGCCTCTGGCGGCTTCCACGCCGCGGCCCTGGTCGAACAGCTCTCCCGGCCCGAGGCGGGACAGTACAGGCGGGGCGCCGGGTTCGACAAAAGCGGGACGCGCCGCGGGCGCGAAGTCGACATGCGGCGCGAACTCAGCGGGAGGAACGAATTCCGGCACCGCTGGCGCGAATTTCCTGGCTGCCAGAGGCCCGGCCCGGCGGAACGCGTTGGCGGCGAGAGCGCCCTCCGGCGCGGCCCCGCCCGTGCTCGCCGCCGGCACCACGTCGAGGGCGCCGGGCATCGCCAGAGAAGAATCCCCGCCAAAATATGGTTGCGTCTCGATCGGCAGGAAAGCGGCGCGGCGGTTAAGTTGTTCCGGATAGATGACTTTCCCATCCGGCATCTGAACCGCGCTGCCGCTGTCGGTTTCGATCCACTTCCCGCCTTCCGGCAGGGACACGCCTGGATGGCTGAGAGCGTCGGCGATCGGCGTCATGACATCGGCGGTCAGGAAGTCGCCAACAGCCCCCGCGCCGCGCTGGATGTTGGGCAGGATGTCACGCGCCGTGTCGCCCCAGGTGCGCTCCGTTGGCCCCTGAGACACCGATTGCAGCGTCTCGGTACCCACCGGGTTATCCGGATTCCATATGGGCCGGGTCTCCCGTGGCCCGCCGCCGAACATGCCGCCCAGCCAGTCCATCACCGACTGCGCCGCACCGCCCACGTCAACGCCGGGTTTGGGCGCCGCCTCGGCGGTGCCGTCACGGGGCCGCGCGTTGGGTCCCTGGAACCCCTCGGTCGACTGCCCGATCCACTGCCCGTTCGCGTCGTACTCATCGTAGGCCCGGGGCGGCGGCGCTTCGTTGGCGCCATTGATGATGCTCGCCATCTCAGCGGTTCATCATCCCGGGGCGACCGTTCAGCGGCGTGCCGATCGGCGGGCCTGGCGGCGGCGGTTTCATCCCCGTCGTGTCGCGGATGGCGCCGGAATGGATCAATATCTTGCGTTGCGCGTCGGGGTCCTGAATGGCGGCATGCACCTTTTGTGTCGCGTTCTGGATGCCCTGCGGCGTGATATGGAACGCCTTGAAAATCTGGTCTGTGTAAGCGTGCGTCGCGCGATCGACATCCGGCTCCGCGATTTGCGGCACCATCCGCGTGCGTTGCAAAAAGTCCAACGCCTTAAGTAGCAACGACATGCCAGCCGGTATCAGCGCCTGCGGCAGCGCGGCGCCGTTGGCCTTGTGATACAGCATCATCATGATGCCAGCAGAACCAATGGCGGCGTCGTTGATGGGGTCTTTACTCTGGCGGAACTGCGCGACGAGCGGCGGCTGTCCGTTCGGTTGCGGATCGAGCGCCGCGTGCATGCCAGCGACGAGGAGCCGCATGTAGGGGTCGCGCTGATCCGGCGGCAGCACGCTCTCGATCTCGGTTTCGATCTGTTGCAGCAACGGGTTGCGGAGCGGGGTTTTGGGGTCGACCGCCGCGCCCGGCGGCTGCTGGGTCTGGCTCATGCTGTCGCTCCCGTAACGGCTGATGTGGGCGCGCGGTTGATCAGGCCCGCCGCGCCCGGCAGTTGCGTACCCAAGGCTGGCACGCTGCCGACCGGCGGCGAGTAGGCGACGGCTTTCGGCGCGGCGATATTGGCGTATTGTTGATCGCGCAGTTTCGCGAGGTCGAGGTTGGCCTGTGCGTTGGCGTTATAATAATTGTTCTGCGCGTCGGTGGTGCCGCCGAGGCCTTTGAGCAGGCCGAAACCACCGTTCACGAGGCCCGAGGCGAGCGTCTGGTTGTCCTTGGCCCAGGACGTTATTCCGGCGAACTGTCTGCCCAACCAGCCCGGCGGGTCCGCTGGAGTTCCCGAGGTTGCGGTCGCGTTCGCCGTGGTCTGCCCGGGTGCCCCGGTGACCGCGCCGGGTTTAACGGCGTTCGGATCGGACGGACCCATGGGCGAGGTGGTATCGACGTTCTTTGAGAGAGGCCCGCCGTCCTGACCCGCCTGGACCGGATCGGCCTTCGGCTGCCCTGGTACCTGCGCGGAGGGTGCGTTGGGGTCGGGAGCGGCCCCGCTGACGACGCCCTTACTGTCCCCGACCGTCGCGTTGCTTGTGTCCACCTGGGCGGATATCTGATTCGTCGCGGTCGCCGGGTTCGTGGCCATGGACAGTTGCGCGTTCGGCGCCCATGCCGCCTGCGCCGCGAGATCCGGCGCGCCCGTCGCCGTCGTCGGCGCGACATCCCACGACCCGCTGTCGACAAACCCTTCGCCGCCCGTGCCAGCGCCACCGGTCGTGGCCGGGGTCATGCTGTCGGCGAACGTCGCACCGGTATCACCGGTCAGGCTCGCGCCGCCGGAACTGGCCGGCGTGAAGATCGATCCGGCTTCGGAACCGAACACGCCCGCGCTCGACGCGATGCCGCCGACTCCACCGACCACGCCCAGGCCCAACCCGATCATTTGCAAGGTCTTGTTCTTGGTGATAGCGCCGACCGCGCCGATCGTCGCGCCGACCGCGCCAAGCACGGCGAAGCCAGCCGTCGCGATGGCCACCGTGCCAGCGATGGCGCCGGCTGTCGCGGCACCAGCCGCGGCGACGGCGAACACCGCCGCGAAAGCGGGGACTGCGGGCATTCAGGTTTTCCCCTCGGAGTTGATCAGCGGGGCACGCCCCGTGTCGCGCGATCGATGAAGTCGCCAGTGTCTTTCTCAAGGTAATGATGCATCGCGTCGTAGCGCGCCTCGGCTTCATCACCGCTCTGATAAGCCGGGAATTGCTCGATGCCGAACCGGTGCGCCGCCGCGATGGCGGCATCCGGCTCCAGCGCCTTGCCACCCCACACGGTGGGGATGTTGTAGGTCTTGCCGTCGTCGTTTTCGAAAGACATTTGCAACAAGGACGACACGCCACCATCCGGATGGACGATCTTGCCGGTGCCGTAAAGGTTGTTGAGATGCACGTTGTAGAGAAACTTTTCCTCCGGCGTGAGCGACATCGCCGCGTCGGCCTCGGCCATGTGGTTGGCGCGCGGGCCGGGATCGATCCGCTTCAGCGCGTCGAGGTATTCGGGCGACGGCGGCGGTTCCTCGGCCAGCGGTGGCCGCGGCACCATCGGCGCCGGTCCCATGTCCAGGTTGTTGATCAGCGAAGCCACCGCGACCCCGCCGCTTCCATCCGGTAAATCACGTTGAATTCATCGCCGCCGATCTGACGAAAGCCCGCGAGGCGATTGAATCTGTGCTGTCGCGTGTCGTGGTGCGGCGTGCGCGTGATGACGTGCCCGTTGGCCGCGAGGACCGGGGCGAGGCAGTGGCGGACATCGGTCAGGGTGATCGGCTTGTCCGGATTGAACAGCACGAAGTGAAACTCTGGCCCGTTGACCAGCGTGGCCCCGACCAGTTCGCCGCCGCGCTCGTAACCCTCGATCGTCCAGCCCCGCCAACAGCGTTCGTAATGCTCGCGCGTGAGGTAGATCGTTGGCCCGACGACCTCCCAGATGCGGTCCATGAGCGTCAACCTTCACCGCCCCCGCCGCCTGGGTTGGTATTGGTCGGGTTATCCGGAGTGCCGGTGCTGTACGTCGGAGATCCTGACGCCGGGGTCGCGGTCGAACCCGGCGGGCCAAGCTGCCGCTGATCACCGAGGTTCGACGGTGGCCCCGTCGAAGAATTCGCATCTGAGGACGGCTGTCCGAACCGCAGCACGGAGTTGATGTTCGTGTTGGCGTCGATGTTGCCGAACATTTTGAGACCCTCGTTGAGGGTATCCATGGTGTTGTTCATCGCCGTCGCCTGCTGGTCGGTATTCAGGTTCGGGTTGGTCATGAACGCCTGAATGTTCTGCAACGCGGAGGAGTAAAGCTGCTGCGCCCCGGCGGAGTTTTGCAGCACGCGCTTGTTGTCTTCCTGGATCTGCGTGATGCGCTGTTGCGCGGTCGAATTGGCCGCGATGTTGGCCAGCGCGCCAGCGTTGACGAGGTTCTGCGCGGCCAGCGTCGTCGCGTTGTTGCCCTGCGCGATGATCTGCGCCGACGCGGTTTGCTTGTCGGTCACCGACAGGCTGGTGTCGGCCTGGATCTGGGCGATCCGCTGCGCGCTCGTGTTGTTCAGCGTGGCGAGGATCTGCGCCGCTGACGAAGCCTTGTCCTGCAACGTCAGTTGCGTGTTGGCGCTCAACTGCCCAAGGGCCAATTGTGCGTTTGTCTGAATATTCTGCGCGGCCAATGTGGTCGCGTCCTGCTTCTCCTGGTTCGTCAGGCTGGTGTCGGACTGGATCTTGGCGATCTGCTGGCTGGTCTGACTGATCTTGTCCTGCACCGACAGGCTGGTGTTGGACTGGATGTTCGCGATGTCCTTCTGCGACTGCGTCTGGATCTGGGCGATGTTGGTCTGGCCGGAGATCTGTTGCGCCTGCAATTTCGCCGTGTTCTGCGCCGTGGTGGTGTCCGTCGCCGCCTTGGCGTAGGTCGCGGCGTCGGCGGTGGCGATCGGCGTGGCCGCGCTGTAGAGCGCGCTCTGCCCGGCGGTGATCGCCTGCGACGAATTGATCAGCCCGCGTTGCTGCATGAGGTTGCGGGCGTTCGCCTCGGCCTGCTGCATGAGCGGCGAGCCGGAAGCGATGATGTTGCCGATCTGATGTGAAACGGTCTGATCCGGAGTGACGTTGAACGCGTTCGGCGCGTTCGGGTCCGGTGTGACGGGCGGCGTGACCGGAGGAGGCGTCGGCGGCGTCGGCGTGGCGCCTGGCGCCGCCGCGGGGGCGGTGTTCGGCGGCGTGGCCGGCGCGCTGGTGCCGTCCGGTGCCGGCGCGCTGTTGATCAGGCCGTTCGCGGGCGGCGTGGTGGCTGGCGCGGTGCCGGGGATCGGCGGCGGGATGGTCGGGGTATTAAGCCCCGGGCTGAGGGACGCGGACATCAGCCGGCCTTCCCTTCCAACGCCGCGAGGCGCGTGTTGAGCGTCTTCATGCCGTTTACGATCGCCGCCACGACCGGATCGAGCATAAGTCCGAGAACCGGGTCGTCGCTTTTAAGTGAGCCAGGCTTGTCCGGGTCGGGACCGCCGACCTGGATCACCGCGTCAGGGATGACCATGCGGAGTTCCTGGGCGGAAAAGCCGATATCGTAACGACCATGAACAACGCCGTCATAACTCATGCGGCGGAATCGGATCGGGCTGATCGCCAACACCTCGGCGAGGCCCACGGTGGCGTCCTCGATGTCGGTTTTCATCCGTTCGTCGGATGTGCCGATATACGCGCCGTTGCCCTGCCAGGGTCCCAGCCAGTTCACGCCGATACTGCCAGGTCCGCTGTAAGCGAAGGTGACGAACAACGTGTTACCGGGCACCACCCATGTCAGCGAGCCATCGAGGGAACTCCAGTCCAAGGACCACTGGTTCGCGAACGCGAACCGGCGGTTATTGCCGGTGAAAGTATAGAACTGCAACGAGCCGTCGGGGCCGGCCTGGACCGCGGTGTTTCCGCGCACCCAATCTCCGGTGATCGTACCAGAAGCGACGAGGGCGACGGTCGACACCGACGCGTTGGCGGTGAAGGTGGCGGCGGTCACCGAACCGGTGATCGTCGCGTTGCCGCCGAATGTCGCGCTGCCGCCAAATGCCGCGTTGCCGGTGATCGTCGCGTCGGCGCTCACCGTCAGGATGCCGCTGATCTTCGCCTGGCCGTTGAGGTCGATCTCCGTCGCCGTCAGGCCCACGCTGTTGGTCGTCATGCCGGAGCGGCTGACCGTCAGCCAGTTGACCACGCTGAGGAAGCTATCGTTCATCAGTCGCCCGCGAAGTTGGGCACTGGTTGACACGAAGTCGAACGCCTTGGCGTCGGTCCCCGCGGCGGGATCGTGAAGCACGACCCGGCCACCACCTGAGAGGGTCGCGACGTAAGTCGACGCGGTGACCGTCGTGCCGGTGAGCGGCCCCGTGAGAATGCCGCCACCAAGGGGCAGGAAGCCGTTTAGCTGGGTGCCGACATAGGCCTGGGTGGCGAGCGCGCCGACAGAAGCGCCGTCGTGATAGGCCTGCACCGCGGCCCCGTCCCAGCCGAACGCCATGGCATGGCCAAACCCGACGCCCGTGTAGGTCACGCCATTGCCCGCCACCGACAGCGGTCCTGAGAGGACGCCTCCGGCGAGAGATAAGTACGGACCGCCCAGAGGCGGATGGGTGTCGACATAGCGCCTGGTCACCGCCATCAGGTCACTGGTCGGATCGCCCCGTAACGTCAGATCCCCCGTCATGGCGCCGCCGCCGAACGTCATCAGCGTGCCATCCACCATCGGCAGCGTGAGATTGGTCGGGGCGTTCGCGAGCAATGTCGTGGGGAACGTCCCGGAGACGGAGAGGTCTCCACCCAGCGTCAACCGACCGGTGGTAAGCGTCAGCGCCGTGCCCGCCGGGTTCACGACCACGGCGCGCCCACCGCTGCCCGCGAGCGACGGGAACAGGTCGAACGCCGCCGAAATAAGCTGGAATTCCGCCCTGATCGGCGCGGACGCGCCTGGAGTCGCCGTCCCTGGCGTTCCGGTGGGCGTGTAGAAGAAGTTGCTCACACGCGCATTCCTCTTCTTAAACTGTAATGATATATGAACGAATTCACGGTGTATGGCTCCATGTAGTTCGTTCCTGATGCGATCTGAAACCGCAGGTTCTCCGCGACCCCCGTCATGTCGAGTTCAGAAGGCAACAAAGTCGCCCCGTCCCACACGAACTGCTCCCATATAAATGTGTCCCAGGCCGCGATGCTGGTGAGGTTAAGAACCGTGGCTACATCCGGGAGTTGCGCGATCTGGGCGCTATTGTAACCAAGTTGATAGCCAAATCGCGCCTCGGCGTATCCTTCGCCCTGAAACTCAATTGACACGGCTCGAAACCGCTTTAACACGCGCGGCGCGCGGACGGAGTCCCAGGCCGTGGTGAAATACGCCTCGAGATCCGCGCCATCGAGGCTCGTCCCGACATCGAGGTGATAAACATACCCATCCACGCCGCCAGCGTAGGTCGCCTCGATCTGTGATGTCTGGTTCGTCGTGTCGGTGCAGAATATCGGATGCGCGTAGCGAACCAGCGTGGCGCCGAGGTATTCCTGATTCAGCACCGAAACATACAGCGCATAGCCATCATTGAAATACAGCCGATACTGGCTTTTCTCCCGATTGACCGAGGACGCCAGCAAATGCCCGCGCTGGCGCTGGATGAACGGCAGAATGTTCTTGGTCAGCGTCGCGGGTTCGAAGTTGCCGTAGTTAAGGGATGTCTTCAACGCGATCACGCCGAGATCGTCCAGAATGAACAAATCGAACATATTCTGAATGCTATATTTCTGCGCGCCCACTCCGGTGCTGAAACCGACGAAATTGAAGGTGGTGGGGTCAGTCCCATACAGCACCGAGAACGATCCGCGCAGCAGCACCGCGAGCGCCGCCGAGGTCTGGTCGCCCGGCAGCGTGATCATGCCGTTGACCACGTCCCCGGTGGCGATTTCCCCGCCGCCGTCGACCGCCGACCACCGGAACGGCAGCCCGGCGGCGCAAAACATGATCGAGGAACCCTGCGCCAGGAACAGGTAATTTTTGTGATAAGTGATATGCGACGGCTGATCGGGCACGGCGCCGGTTCGGATCGGCGCGTAAGTCACGCCGTCGAATTCAAACGCCGGATTGACGCCGTCCGCGCCGTAGATCCGTCGCGTGGCCACCTGACCGGCGAAATTGGCCTTGGCGAATTCATATCGTCCACCCGGCAACGGCGCGATCGGAGCCTGCGGGCCGGTCAGGGTAACGGTGTAGCCGCCGGCCACCGTCGCCGCCCCGGCCAGGAACGCGCCGGTCGCGCCGACGATCACGAAATCGCCCACCGCCGAACCGGCCCAGGAGCCGCTCTGCCACATCACCCGTTGGATCGTGGCGGTCACGCCGCCCTGCGTCAGAATGGCGCCCTCGGGCGGTGGGGCGCCGCCGGAGCCGGCGGTGAACGAGACGAGGCCACCGAACGGCACCGCCGTCCAGCCGCCCGGGGTAGCCTTCCAGAGGCCACAGGCGGTCGCGCCGACGTTATCGCGGAACGCGAACACCTGGTCGACGCCGTCGAACACCATGCCGACCACACCGCGCACCGGGCCGGAGCCGGGCACCTGGTGAATCAGCGCCCGATACGAGTCCGCCGCCAGTGCCTTGTAGATCGCCGCCTGCTTCAGGCTGAGACGCACCGTCAGGGGCACCGCCTGACCGATGAGTTCGCCGCCCGGTGAAGCGCGTATGGCATGTATCTCGTCAAACGACCCCGTGACCTGGGTCAGCACCATGTAGGCCGGCGGACCTGTCTCCACGGCGATGACAACGCCCGTGGCGTTGGTCACATCCTGAATGACGGTTGAACCGACCGGCGGCACGATGCCGGCGAAACCGGCGATATCGAAGTCGGCTGAGAAGTCCGCGTTGAAATCGCCGGTCGAGGTCGTGGCCTCAATCTGCACCAGCGTGAACGAGGCGTTGGACGGCGAGAAGCGGCCATCGTACCGTTCATAACCGTCGATCCGACGATAGCCGCCCTGCTGCGCGCATTCGAAGTTTATGGCATCACGCAACACGCCAGGTTGCAGGCGCAGCGTCGGGGTAAGCAGATCGAGACCGCCGGGCTGAAAGGCGCCCTGCACCACGACCCCGCCAAGCTGCGTCTGCGAGTATTTTACCGCGGGCAGACGGGACCTGGCGGCGGCGCCACTCACACGGGGTTTACCTGTTTGAGCCGCGCCTCGCCGTGTTGCGACCCGGATTGCTGCGCGTTGACGGCGTCCTGGATCTGCCGGTGGACATCGACGATCAGTGGATTGACCTCTCGCCAGGGTTGGCCACCCAGCACCTCCAGCACCTGATTCCACCGCGCGATCGGCAACGTCACCGTCGCCGGTAGGGTCGATACGTCTTGCTGTGTTCCGCTCAATTCGCACACTCCCGTTGTTGAGTTGATCGATGGACGCTCCGGCTCACATCGCCGCCTGGCCGTTGTCGAGCGTTTTGATGTAGGGCGCGGCGAGCGCCCAGAACGCCGCCCACTGGGTCGCCAGTTGGCCCACCGCGTCGGCGTAGTTTGTTCCGTTCACGCCGGGTGACGCCGGGTCCGGTTGCACGCCGAAATTGTTCGGCGCGTAAGGTCCCATGCCGCCCATCGAGCCGGATTCGAATTCCGTGCCCGGCACGCCGCCATAGTCGGCCGAGGCGGTGGCCACCGCCTCGTTGAGACGCAGCACGGTGGTGTTGAGACCGGCGAGGCGGGAGACGACACTGTTGGTCATCTGACCGAAAGTCGTCTGATTAGGGATGATCAACGCGGCCATCAGGTTGCTCCATTTGTTGCGGTCATAGCATCGGTATCCAGGTCCAGGTCGGCGGGCTGGTGTAGGCGACCGCGATGGCGTGTTGCGGCCGTAGCGTCAGAATGATCGGCGCCGTCCACTGCGCCCCGCCCGTGAGTTGGAGACCAACGCCATTGACCGTGATCCCGTAGACGACGCCACCCGTGATCAGAATTTCATTCGGATACGGCGCGAGATTGGTGACCTCGACGCCGGTCGCCGGAAGGGCGGGCGTGCCCGAGATCCAGGGGACGCCGATATTGTCCTGGAGGATGGAGAAAATCGGCGCGGGGCCGCCAAAATCGATATTGTTTATGTAGAGATTGTTGTGCGTGATGATCATGTTGGCGCAGTTCGCGTCGAGGCAATACATCCCGATGTTCAGGCTGTTACAACGGTTTCCCGAGATGATGATGTTCAAAACGCTTTGCACGACGATACCGGCGCCATAACGGTTGCCGCCGTAACCCAGGCAAAAGTTACCTTTGACGCTAGAGTTGTTGGCGTAAAGCAGCAACATGCAATAACCGGCGGTCGAATATGTCAGGTTGAACCGGGCGCCGGAACCGCTCCCTCCGGTGAACGCGACGGGGTTGGCGGGCGGTGTCTGCGTCAGACCTCTGTTGTAGACGCTTACGCCCGAGATGACGCCGCCGCTGACCGCCGTCACCTGAAGCAATACCTGCGCGCCTTCCTGCGCGGCGGGCACGGCGGGCCCGGTCAGGATGTTCCCCACCGTGTAACCCGTGCCCCCGGCTGAGATCGCGGCGGCGGTGCATTCGGACTGCGGCTCGGTGAAATAGTTATCAATGATGGTGATGGACTCGGCCTGAAGGCTCGCGGTGCCCGCCACGAAGCACGCGATGGAGCCGAACGAGTCGATGGCGTTTTGCGTAACCGTGATGTAGGCGGGCATCACGGCGTTCGCCATCGCTCCCGGCTGGATCAAAATGCCGAAGTCCATGCCCAGAGCGATGTTTTCCGCGATAATGTTGCCCTGGCACTGGTTCTCGATGATGATGAAACTGACCGGCCCGGCGCCGTAAGCGCCCCAGGCGCAGTAACATTCCCTGACATTGGTCGTCGGCTGCGAACTCAGGCGGATGCAGGCGTCGCGCTGGCCGTAGGGCGACCCGGTCATCGGTGCGAAGCGGACGCGGGTGATGGTGCCGTTGCCGCCGATCGCGCTGCCGTTGGCGCTGGTGGTATCCTGACAGATCACCGGCCCGCCGAGGTAGTTCATACTTGAGGTGACGAAACAATCCTCGATCGCATACCAGGCGCAACGGTCCAGATTGATCGCGTTGGCGGCGGTGCCGGCGAATGTGACGTCGTGGATGCTCACGAAATTCGCCAGCGTGGCGCCGACGCCGACGCAATTCGCGGCGGTGGGGGCGATGGTCAGGTGGCTGATCTCGACATGCGCGTCGGTGGCGGTGGAGAAACTGAGCACGAACGTCCACTGGGTCGCCGCGACCGCGATGACCGACGCCGGACCCACGCCCAGCACTGAGACGCCAGCCGCCAGATAGATCGACGCGGTCGTGCGATAGGTGCCCGCCGGGAAGAAGACCGTGTGCGCCCCGGCGACGTTGACCGCGTTCTGGATCGCGGTGGTGTCGTCGGTCGAGCCGTTGCCCGTGGCGCCGTAGTCTTTGACGTTGGTATAGAGCCGCGCGCGGCTATCGACGTATTGTTTTGTCGCCGCTTCCATCGCGGCGGATGGATCGCGGCCCAGCACAACCGTGGTGCCGCTCACGAAGCTTAGTCCAACGTTGTTGAAAGCCGCGATCTGGGTGCCAGCCGGATAGAACCAGACCGCGCCACCAGCGATGATATTGAGCGTGCCACCAGTGATGCTGAAGCCATAGCTGCCGCCATACATGTCGATGCCGCCGGTCAGATCGGTGGCGGTGTTCGACACGTGGTTGTTCAGCCAGATGCCGTTGAGCGTCGAGCGCGCGGCAACCGTCAGACCGCCATTGAGCGTGGTGTTGCCTGACGTGTCGATGGTCAACCGTAACTGTGCCGCGCTCTCATCGCCGATGGAATAGCTGCCATCCGTCCATGTCCCAGCGCTCCATGTGCGCAGCCCGTTGATCGTGCTGCGGTAACGCGCGCCGGTCCCGGCTGGACTGAGGATTTCCATCGGGTCGTTGCCCGACTGCAAATACATCCGCCCGGAGTTCCGCATGATCCTCAGTGGCGCGTCGATTGGACTGCCGTTGTCTCCCATGCGGCTGATCGTGAAGTCACTGCCGACGTTGCCGGTGCTCTCTCCTGCCGTGACGGTGAAATGCCAACGCCATAGCCCGTTGGTCTCAAATGAGAGCGAACGATAATCACCTGTCGTGCTGTTCAGGGATATTTGCGGGTTGGCACCGGAGAAGGTTGTGTGTCCGGTGACGTTGCCGCCTGTTAGCCTGAGGTAGGCCCCATCGACCCATGCCGTGGTCGCGAGGTCGCTCGTGTAAGCACCGTCGATGTAGAGGTTCAGGGCGCCGTTGTAACCAAAACCCACCCATCTTTGTGTGGCGCCAGAGAGGCCGCGATAGATGATCCCCATATTGCCGTCGAGGAAGACGTTGTGCAGGCCCGAGTCTCCCCCGACCGACAGCCCGTTCGCGAGAGTAAGCCCGTTCAGATTGAACCGCGCGACCCGTGACTGATTGGCGTCTGTGTTGGCGTCGTTGGTCTGGTTGCTGACCCAGATGTCGAGGTGCTCACTGCCCCACGCGCCGCCCTGGAACCCGCCCCGGATCGAGGCGGCGAAACGCGGCGTCGTGTCGCCCGCGTAATCGAACGAGCCGTAGAAGCGGATTTTACTCTCAAGCCTGACCGCGCCGGTCGCGGTCGGGTTGAGCACCAGTTGCGCGGTCGTGGGCGTATCCGGCGCCGCGATGCCCAACAACCCCGTCATCGTGTCGCCGGTCACGTTGACCCAGCGCGCGTCCCCACCGCCCGCGCTGATCGTGTTGGCCGTGAGGTATTGCAGCGTGACCGCTTCCATCGCGGCGATCGGGTCGCGGGCCAGTATCATGGGCCGATAGAGTTGGACCTGATCACCACCCACCCTGAACAGCAGATCGGTGTCCGAGTAAAAGTCGTGTCGGCTCTGACTGCCGCCCTGCACGGCATAGTTCAGCGTGTAGGCGGTGACCGCGAAACCGTAACCAGTGCCGACCGTCGGACCCCAGAGCGTGATGCCGCGCGAGCGGTCATTGGGGTCGTTGCCGACGCCGTTGTTCAGGTTGATGCTGGAGTTCGAGGTAAGTGTTCCCCATAGCGTCACATCTTTTGAGAACGTCGTGGACTGGCTAAAGGTCACCAGCGGGCTGTCGTTACGAGCGTAGAAGTCCAGTATGACCACGTTGGTCGCGCCAGCGGACCCCGTGCTATAAACGCCGAGATGATTGTCGGAGCCGACGATAAACCTGACATCGCCGCCGCTGGCGTCTTTGAAACTCAGGGCGCTGTTGTTGTTGGCGATGTTGAGTTGGCCGGTCATCGTGTCGCCGGAAACATTCACCCAGCGCGCGTCGCCCTGCGCGTTCGTGCTGTAATTATTGTCGAGGTATTGTTTTGGCACCGCCTGAAGGGGCTGCGTTGGATCACCAACCTGTAACAATAATGCGCCGGCATCAGTCAACCGCAGCCGCTCCAGCGGCGTCGCGGTCCCGATGGCCGTGGTGAGGAAGCTAAAATAAACACCTTGCGCGGCATCGGTGAAGGTTTCCGCCGCGAACGCCTGGATGACCGCACGCGCCGTACCGTAACCCGTAGTGCCATAACCGGAGAACCGTAACCCGCCCATGCGCTGGCCGGCGGCGACGGCGCCTGGCGCGCCCGCATCGCCTCCCGTGGAGCGAGCCATGAAGAACCCACCGCCGCCTGACCCGCCGTTGCCAAAAGCATCGACAAGAAACATGCCGTCGTTGTTGTGCGCCCCGATGAAGCGGACGCTTGGCGCGGGCGGCGGAATACCCGGCATCACCGGGTTGCCCAGGATGACCAACGGACTTGATGAAGTATCGGCGATGCCCAGAGGGCCAGTCATCGTGTCGCCGGTCACGTTGACCCAACGGGCGTCACCCTGCGTATTCGTGCTGTAATTATTGTCGAGGTATTGTTTCGGCACCGCTTCTGTCGCGTTGACCGGATCGTGATCGAGATACAGGCCGACGCCCGTCCCCATGGTGGCGGTGGCACCTTGGAACAACATCGTGAGCATGCCGCCAGAGACGAGGTTGAGCGTGCCACCCGTGATGCTGAAGCCGCCCCAGCCGTCGAACAGCGAGATATGCCGCGACATGTCGGTGGGGTTCGACACCGTGGCCACGCCGAAACTCAGCCCGCCGCTTAACCGTCCTCCCGACAGCGGCAGGAACGCGCCGGAACCGGCGATCGGGATAATGTTGGTCGTGACCCCACCGGCATTGTCGAGGCCATAGTAGAGCGTCCGGTCAACCTCATTGAAAGCGACCTCGGACGACAGCAGCGAGGCGGGCGCCCCGGCGGCGCCCCCGGCGGGTCGCCGCTTGATGCGTAGCAGATCAGCCACTACAACGTGCCTCTCGAAGGGAGACACAAATGCCGACGCCTGAACGTATGAAACAATGGCGCGCCCGGAACAGCCGGACCCCCAGGTTTCTCTTTGCCGCGCACAAATCGAATGCCAGAGCGCGCGATATCCCCTTTGCCCTGACCTTCGATCAATGGTGGACCCTGTGGCAGGAAAGCGGCCAATGGGAGAGGCGTGGCTGGAGACGCGGTCAATATGTCATGGCGCGTCAAGGCGACCGTGGAGGGTATGAACCCGGCAATGTGTCGATAACCCTCGCTGAACAGAACCGCGCTGATCGCGCCCGTAACTACCCCCCAAAAGGCTCCAAGAATCCGGCGTATGGCAAAAACTACTGGGCCACACAGGATGAACAGGGACGCGAGGCCCGCAGGGCAAAGACCATCGCGTTCCAGTCCGGCAGACCAAAGGGACCGCAAATGGCCGACCGGCTGTCCGCCACGGCAACCGGACGCAGAAGAGTCATCCGAGACGGACGAACCACATGGGCCTACCCTGGCGAACAAGACTATCCCGGCTGATTGTCGTTTCAACATCGTCTCTAAAAAACGCCGCAGTCGAACGTCACGTTGTTGATCGAGCCGCCGACGATCGCGACGTTGGTCGCGTCCTGCGTGGCCATCGTTCCGAGGCCTGAGATGCCGCTGTTGGGGATGCTGGCGACCGAGGACAGCACCGACCCGTTGCTGGTCACGTAGCCCGTGGGGATGCTCGTGGCGCCCGTGCCGCCACGCGCCATGGCGATGGTCGTCGCGTTCCACGTCCCCGTGCCCACCGTCCCCAGCGTGACGATGCTGATCTGACCGACATAGTTGGTGTCGATGTCCACCGCCGCGCCGACTGCGATGCGCCCGGCGGTGCCGATGACATCGAAGCGATTGCCGACCTTGCTGAGGCCCGCGCCCGCCGTCGCGACCGCCGCCTGCGAGAACTGCACCCAGGTCACCGCGGTGACGCCGATCGTGCCGCCGGTCAGCGTCGAGGTGCAGACCCAGGAACTGTTCTGGTTGACCGTGCCCTGCGAAACGAACACGTAAGCGTTGGGCACCTGTGCCCAGGTGGCCATGTCGGTCGCGCGATTCCAGCCGGTGGCCGAGGCCACATAGATCCCGTTGTTGGCCTGCGTCGTCTGGTCTTTGACCAGGATGCGGTCGCCCGCGCCGGTCGGGTAGCCGTCAATGCTCTGTAACCCCGACAGCGCGATATTGACCGTCGTCGCGGCCTGCACGGCGGCCTTGGATGCCAGTCCCTGCGACGCGCCGTCCACGTAGTGCTTCGTGGCGGCGTCCGAATTGTTGCTTGGCTCCGCCAGATTTTGCAGCGGTTGGTTGTTCCAGTTGACCGGCGCGGTGGGCGCGGCGAACTGGTCCAGCCTGACCGCCACGACCTGTGCCGCCGTCTGGTATCCTGACGGATTGCTCGCGGCGTAGCGGCTGGTATCGGTCGGATGGATGTGGTCGCCGTGCGCGTAGGTCGCCAGCACCCCGATCGTCTGGGTTCCATCCATGGCCGGCGGGGTGACCGACGGCCCGGGGACCGAGGATGCCGCCGCGCGCGTGGTGTCGGTGGGATGCACATGATCGCCGCGCGACCACAGCGAGGCTCCTCCCGCGAACGCGGTGCCGTCCATCGCCGGCAGCGACGTGTAGGCGAGACCCTGCCCGCCGATGGCCGCGACGATCGAAGCGGTTCCCCCACCGCCGCCCGTTCCCTCGCCGTAATAAAGGATGTGGTCGACCTCGTTGTAGGCGATTTCCGCGTTCGCCAGCCCGGAGGGGGCGCCCGGGGCACCGGTCACGCGTCGTTTGATGCGGAGGATATCGGCCACTAGAAGATACCCCTATGTTCTGATGTCGTAATCAAAAATTACCGCCATCGACGATGTCGTTGTTCGCGGCGATCACCTGATTCCAGGCCGCGGACTGTCTGCCGTAGGTCAGGCCGGTCATCGGCGCCTCAGACAGGCCCGCTCCGGACTTGTGATCGACGTATTGCTTCGTCGCCGCCTGCATGTCCGCGAGCGGATCAGCCGGCAGTGTCAGCGGCCCGGTCATCGTGTCGCCGTTCTTCAGCACATACACGCCGACCGGGGCGTAATTGGCCTGAAGGTAACGCAGCGGGACGGCGTGTAGCGGCATCAGCGGGTCGCCGGCCAGTGTCAGACCGCCCTGCATGCTGCCCCCGGCGAGCGGAAGGTAGGGACCGCCCAGCGGCGCCCGATTGTCGACGTATCGCTTGCTCGCCGCCTCAAGCGGCACCAAGGGGTCGACGGAGAGCAGCAGCCTGCCGACGATCGTGCCGCCGGCCAGTGGCAGCCAAAAAGACGTTAGTTCGGTGTTGATGTCCTCGGACAGCGCGATCGGCGTGATGACCGGGGCGTCCGGGTCGGTGGACGGACCTTCCAGAATGAGCGTCATGCCAGCGCGGCTCCCCAGCTCACCCGCGGCGCGCGAAGAAGCTGCAAGCGCGAATACATGCCCGCGTTCTCCTCCTGGCCGCGCGTGTAAACCTCTTGCGCGGACTCATACTGGCCGTATTTCATCATCGTCCTGTAGACGATCAGCATGTGAAACCGCGTCGGCAGGCCGAACGGCACGTCCGCGTCAGCCGTCAGATCCGGCGGCACGACGAAATAATCTCCGGTGACGGTGTATTGATCGTTCGGCGGCGGACCCAGATTGAGGCTCAGATCCGGGCCAATGGCGATGACGATCGGGCGCGTCTTCACGTTGCGCTGCGCCCCATACATGTAATCGTTGCGCCATTGATCGTAGGGGATGTCATCGAGGTAGTTTTCGTTGACAAACCCGACTGATGTCGTGTGA